CTAATTCTATTTGTGTACTCACCAGTTAGATCTGATTCATCTTTAGTGATAACGTCAATACAGATCTTACCAACTTCACGCCAAGTATAGATTGACTGTAGAAGTTCACCATTAACGTGCTTGAGAGCACCAGATCCTTCTAAGTATCCACGACCTGCAACGATAGTGTGGAAGTTACCACCTAACTTAAGGTCATTAATGATTGCAGGGATAATAAAGGAGTTAGTGTCACGAACACACTTGTCAGTACCTTGAGTAGATCCACCACCGTCACCTGGGATGACAAATGCAGGATATTTCTCCTTCATACGTCCAACTGCTTCTTCTGCGATCCAGAAACGGTTCTTATCAATAATATCAGCACAATCTCTATAATCATCACGAGAAACATCAATCTCCTCTGTCATAATCTCTTCACGCCAGAGTTCTACACCGTCAGCGTTAGCAGATGAGATGATAGTCTGTTGATATGTTGCGTAGACTGCAGAGAGTTCCATTGGGAACGGTGATTCACCATTGAAACCGAATGAGATGTCAAGTGCTTTGAAATCGTAAACAGTAGGGGGAGTAAACCCACTAGAGTAGCTGGCGGTTCCTTTTCTGATAATAAGGTTGTCCATATTACCTGTGAAAGTCTCACCATTTGCCCAAGATGCACCGACAGTGATTGGAGAGTTAGGATAATCAGAAGCGTCAGTGTAATCAGAACCAACGGGTTGACCGTTGACAAACATCTTAGTTACGTTAGATGCTCTAGAGATAGCAACGTGATACCACTGATTAGCAGTAGGAACTGCAGCAGATCCAGTGATATGGTCATTTACGCCAATACCAAACTTGATTGATGTTCCTTGTAAGAAGATGCTACCTGCATTGCTACTTGAAGCAGTTCTGAAATCTATAATACGTTGTGTACCAGATACAGTTGTAGGATAGATCCAGAGTTCAACTGTGTAATCACCAGTTCCAAAGGCAAATGCTGCATTGGAATCGTGTCTAAGTCTAGAACTTGTACCACTAAATTCAAGTGATCCAGTGCCAGTTCCAGGGTTCAACTTATCAGTTGTAACGTTATTATATGTGATTGTTGAGTTTGTAATGTACTCAGCAGGGTTGAATGCTCCAGTAACACCCTTTGTATAGACCCATTTGCTACCTGCATTGGTTCCAATGATCTCTGCAACAGCACCAGAGGAGACACCCTTAAGAACTTGTCCGAAGTTGAAGAATCCACCAGATGATTTGTCCTTATAAGAATGCTTGATAGAACGGATTGTCTCACCCGCTTCAAAGGTGTATGCAGGTGCAATTCTAGGAACATTGCTGATAGACCACTGATAGGTAGCAGGATCTGCTCCAGTAGGATCTGATAGAGTATCAGTAATGATTTTGAAGAAGTTTGCAACAGCAGATGTCTGAGCAACACAAGCATTTTCATTAGGAATCGTAGTTCTACCTTGTGAGTAGTCTGCCTGAGGAGCAGTTGATGTAACTGCTGCTTGGAATGCTTCTCTAGTGCCTGGGGATGCAGTTGTACCAAGAGCATTGATGAGAATATCCATCAATGTTGTGATAGAAGCAGCAACTGCCTGACAAGTTGGACTTGCAGGGTCAGCAGTGATAGAAATGGTTACCTGATTCCAATCGTGTGATCCTGCCTTGGTAACAGCAATATTTCTCATAATATCGAGAGACATTGCCTTTGCCTTTGTAAAGGAGTTGACAATAGTGTCTCTATCACCAGATGTTACACCGTAGTGAAGGATTCTATCTGTTGCTTCCCAAATGAAATCGTTACCACCGTGTGCAACGTTGTATGCAAGTGCTTCAACAACATCCACGATGTCAGAGAGGCAATGCTCATCTCCACCAGATACGTTATAACCTGGGTTTAGAGTCTTAGCATAGTGAAGTGACTCATACGCAATAAACCACTTGTTAGCAAGCAACAAGGTTCTAGCGTCACCGTGACTATTACTTACAACTTCATATTCAGGTGTAATAGTGAGATCCTTCCACTGAGACAGAGTTGTGTACTCAGTAGTGATGTCCACCATATTAATACACTTGTTAGCGAGATCTCTCGCTGCATTCATTGCATATATTGTCTGAGCAACCTGTCCATCAACGTGATATACAGTATTGTTCTGAACATAGAAGTTTGCAGCATCCCAAACCTCAGAGTTACCATCGTGCTCAAGTTGCCAAGCAATTAGATTGAGCATATCAACGATGTCGTCCTCACAATTAACTTTACCTGTAGGAACAGTAAAGGAGGGGTAGAAATTCAACATCATTCCCACCGCTTCTTCAGCGATGAATCTGTCGTTCTTAACTAGTGCCTCTGCAGCGTTATTTGCACGGGTATCGTGTACAGTTCTAATAGAAGAGTTACCAAAGTAGATCTTCTTAAGTCTGATGTTAGTTCCAGGTGCAAAGTCATTACCAGTCAAACCATCATAACGAATCTCTTGGTTACGAACAGATTCGAAATCTAGGAAGTCTTGGTTATTAGGTGATTCAATATCATAGAGTTCAGTTGGGTTAATAACTGTATCTCCAATGTTATCAAGGATAACGTTAGGATATGTGATTGAAGGAACTCTCTGGAATACAAGAGCAAAGAAACTAGATGAAGGTGAAAGGTCAACAGTGTCAATAATCTGTTCTGAAACTGCATCCTGATAAGGAGCGATAGCAGAAACTGTTGCTGCAATCTTAGATCTTGCAGAATAGATTATATCGTTGAACTTGATCTCAAATTCACCAGTTTCATACTCAGCAGTACCAGATGTTCTAGAAACAACCAGTTCATTGTTGATATTACCATCATCAAGGTTGTTCTCTTCAATGATTGCAAACTTACCATCAAGGTTAGTAATTCTTTCACCTTGTTCGAAGATTGTCTTAGATGAAAGACCGCTTACACCGTTTGAAGCAATAGTTGAGTTGAAACCAGTAGCACTATTAAGAACTGCCTCTCCTGCTTGGAAAGTTCCCTCAATATTAATTACATCGATATAATCAGTACCAGAATCGACTACAGTAGCAGTTGCCTCAGAAACAAGACCTCTGACTCTGTTACCAGATAGCGGGAAGATACCACCGATCAAATCAAAGGTGATACGAGTAATTAATAACTGAGCAAAGGTTACAGTTCTAAACTTAATTCTAGAAGGTGCCTTAGGTGGTTCAGAGAACACAATAGAAGGACCTGATGTAGAGAATGAAGTTCCAGGTGACTGTGCAACACCATTGAGTAGCACAAACATCTGATCTTCAGTTGCAGTGATAGAACTACCCTCAACATTCAGTGGGAACTGAGTTCTAACACCGTCAAAGTCATCAGAAATGTTATCGATCTTCTTAACAATAGAAGTAAGGATTTCCTCAGAGTTAGTCAGTCTCTTCTGTCTGAAGAGCACCTCAGTGTTGTTGAACTGAGTATAAATGGGTTGTGCGTTAGCAAATGATGTGATTTGGTTAATATTTGTGAACGCATTGATATTAACCTCTTTGATTAGATCAGATACAACCTTTCTTCCAGAAATATCCTTACCACCAGTAATTGCTAGTTCACCGAAGAGGTTGAAACCAACAGGGTGGTTTGTTTCTAGAACAGGTTTTCTCCAAGTGTTAATAGGTGTTTCAGACTTAATAACGTAAGAGAAGTTCTGATAGAAGTAAGAGTCTTGTATTTTCTGAACAATTTCAGATGGTTTACCAACGTCATCAATGAACTGACCAGGGGTATTGGTAAGAGAGTCAATATTAAGAGTACCACGAGCGATTGAAAGGTTATCAATCAAACCAGATGCACGGGAAACTTCACCAGTTACACGCTCACCTGCAGTCCAAACACCGTCATAGTTCTCAAGTTTAAGGATTCTAGGTCCGATCTGCCAACCTTCGTTAGTAGAAACATAACCAGTTGCAGATGCAAGTTCAAGTGATGAACCCTGATAAACAAGTTCACCCTCAAGGAATCTTGAAGTCTCAACGATTGCAGTTGCTTGACCACCAAATACTTCGGTCAAGAGAATCTGTCTACCTTCACCCTGTGTCAAGAATGTAATGTAAGAACCAGATTCAGCGTCAAGTTTAGTCAGTGAGATACGAAGTTGGTCAGATTCAAGACCATTTGCCTCACCTGCGATAGCATAGTAAGTCTGAGATGATGACAAACTAACCAAACCTGCAGAACTTGGTTTTGGAAGGATACCAACTGTAGATCCAAGATCTTCTGCTCTCAACTGGATCTCAGCACCAGTTGTAATACCGTGTGGGAAGTTAAACTGTAGATAACCTAAGTCAATGTTAACAACGTAGTTGAACTCAGACTTAAGTGTAACTGTAGGTTCAGAACTGTATCCTGCACCAGGATCCTTAATAATAACTTCAGAAAGTCTATTGTTCTTAATAACTGCTTCTGCCTGAGCACCTGTACCGCCACCACCTTCGATAACAACAGCAGGTGTTGATGTATAACCAGAACCAGGGTCTGTAATCTTGATTTCTGCAAGAATAGCGGTATTAAACAACTGAAGGTTCACGGGGAAAGTGATTTCAGGTCTCAAAGTATAGTCGTGAGAATAACCGAAACCAAATTCGTTGTTCTTAAGTTTCTTGATACGTCCGATTGACTTACCTTGTAAGAATACAGATGCACCAGATCCCTCAGAAGGAATCACAACTTCTAGTTGTGCACCTGAACCTGCAAGAAGAGGACCAAGAATTCCAGGGATAGCGTCTACATCAATCGATGCAAAGGTGTAACCCTTACCTGCAGAGGTTAAAACAACATCAGTAATGACACCAGTGAAGTCTCCGTCATCCTGAACAGTGATATTACAGGTTGCACCTTCACCATCTCCTGCAATAGGAACGTTATAGTACACACCGTTGACATATTCAGTACCACCGTTGTTAACACGGACCTTTTCAATCTCTCTATTAGATGCAATATCAGTAACAATAGGTAATTTCTGATAGAATCCACCTGGGTTTACCAGTTTAATGCTTGCAATAGGTCCAATCGCCTTGATTGAGGTTGTAGAGTAGAAGGAACGTGGGTTTCCAAACTCATTATTACCAACAGGAGCGATAGTTTTCTCAGGTTCAACAAGAAGTGGGAAGTCAAACTCCAATCCATCGGAAGAAACCTTCGAAATTGTAAATGTACCTTGGTAAGGAGACTCAATAACGTCAATAAATGACCCTTCACCAACAGGAGAGTTGTCTGCTGTGGTTCTAGATGGGTCAAAGTAGTATGAAATGTTAGTAACATCATCATTGATGACGAATTTAACCAATGGAGTTGGTGAATCATCATCAGTAAATCCAGGTGTACCCTCTCTAATGATGTTAATGAATGGATATTCAAGTTTATACTGGTTATCTTTAGAGAATGATAGGTAGTATCCAAGGTTAGAAGAATCGTCAAGGTCAAAGATATACTGATGTCCTCTAACAAATAGGAACTTAGGATGCTTAGCAAAGATATTAACGTTAGAAACAGAAGAACCTGAACCTGAGAATGTTGGATCCTGAACAGCAGTGCTTCTTAATTTGTATGTAAAGTCTCTAGAAGTGAATACTTCTTCCACAAAGAATGAACCGTTGTATTCATTAGTGGAGAATCCTTCAGTAAAGATGATGTCAGTTGCTGCAAAGTTATGTCTGGTATTAGCAGAGCAGTAAACAAGATCAGTATTTGTTAGTCCCTGTGAAGGAATAACGTCTTTATTGAGTTTTGCCTGAAGATTGAACTGCTTAACACCAACAAGACCACCAAATGTTGCGATCTTACCAGTTGCATCAACATCAAATGTCAAGTTAACAGCATCAGCATCAATGGTGTCACCCTTAATGAAGTCTGAATCATCATAGATCTGTTGGATTCTAATAGTATAGTCAGAAGCATTGAAAGGTTTCCAAGATGCAAACTGTGCAAGAGTACCTGAACCGTGTACGCTATTCGCCAAATCTACTGAGAAGGTACCTGCAACGCTTGTAAATGCCCAGTTGATGTTACCATCAGAGACAGTACCAGATGTATGATTAGGAGCAATAGGACCTGCAGTTGCAGCAGTACCAGATGTATAGATCTTACCGTTACTATAAACAATATCACCAACATCATAGTTCTGGTTTTGTTCCCAGACAGGAGTTGTAGTTAGAACTGTAAACTCTTTATCTGTCTCGTTTACATCACCTGCGGTAGATTTAAGAAGTTTAGAGGTATCAAACGAACCAATAATCTTACCGATCTTACAAGAACTAGTTCCAACCTCAACAACAGTACCATATGCTGATACAACATCGTTACCACCAATAGTAGAATACTGCTGAAGAACAGTTCCTTTTGTAAAGGTTGCAGGTTGATTGAATGTAATTGTCTTAACAAGGTCAATACTAGTGTATTTTGCGTCTCTAATATAGAACTTAGGAATAACCTTAGTAGTTAAGAGTAGTTTCTTACCACCTTGTGTAGGAATAGTAGCAGTTCTACTTGCCCACGCCTCATCAGTAGATGTTACGGTATAAACTCCAGGGACGTGAGTTGATACAACATCAGAGTAATCAAGAATCTGAATACCTGCAGGACCGATCAACCAAGGGTTAACAGATACAGGTTGGGTATTAAACGTATAATTGCTTGTGGCGGAAGTTGTAAGAGTATGTCCAGTCTCTACATCGTTTAGAGTAAATGTTCCAAGTTTTGTCTTATCCTTGTCAATCTTATAGATGAATGCTTCAGTAACTTTGTTTGTACCAGTTACCAGTCCTGCAGTGAATGCATCTGTGTACTTAGCAGAAGGTGTAACCACAAAGTTGTCAACCCAACCAATCCAGTTGTTCTGAGAACTTGGAGTTGAGATAGGACCAAGAGTTACCTGCATCATATTGACATCAACACTGGCACTAGTTACTGAATGTGCCTCTACACCGTTGACGTATATACGATAGATGTAAGAACCAACACCAGGGCGTTCCTTAGAAATAGCAACGTGAACCCACGCCTCTGAGTTAAATCCAGTCCAGAATGCTGTACCAGTTGAATATGATGTAGTTCCATTTAGATCAAGGAAGATCTTACCAAAATTAGCACTACCTGAAGTACCATCAACACCAACCTTGACTTCTTGTGCTAACTGAGAGTAAATACCGAAGAATTCAGGTTTAGATGCTTGTGCAGCATATTGAGTAGCACCAAGAGCAAACCAACCTTCCATTGTCCACTCAACACTAACATCAGCAGTTGTGCTGTATTGGAGGAGCAATGAGTTAGGTGCATCAAGTTTTACTGAAGAAGCACCGTTATAAAACTTGGTGTTATCAATAACAGCGTTACCAGTTGCATACCACTGCTTGTTAGTACCAGTTTTTAGAGTGTCATTGTATGTTTCATCAAAGAGGTTGTCTGCAGTGTTCCAGTTGAAGATTGCAAGTTGCTGTGCCTCAACCTTATTACCTGCAACCAAAGTATCACCAGAGTTGTCATTTGCAACACAAGTTGGATGATAACCAATACCAGAATCTTCTTTTGCTTCAGCAGCAGAAAGAATGTTGCCACTGTTCCAAGAAATTTTTGCAGTAACTGATTGAACATCGTTGAAATCTCTCTCAACAAGTGCACTGACGTCAATATTACCAAATACATCAAAAGCAACACCTGCATTCTTACAAGATGTGTAATTTCCTGTAGGAACGTACATCTTAGACACAGATACTGCTGTATAGTCCTGATTATCAAACTTACAATAAAGAACACCGTAATTCTTACCGTTTGTGTCAATGGCAGTTGCAGTTACATAAACTGAACCGTATTCATCAATAGTAAATGTAGGATCAGCAAACTGATAAGCAGCAGATTCAATTTGTTTAGACCATACAACCTCGATAGTTGCAGTATCATAGTATGTTTCACCAAGAATGATGTTAGCAGCACCTGCAGGGTCAGAGATACCAGTGAAGAGGAATGTATCGTCAGTTCTCCATTCGACTTGATGTAGATGCTCACTAGCAGCAGCAGAAGCGATCTTACGCTTCTCCATAATAGATCCGTCAATATCCATCAACGCAACCCACATATCGTCAGGAGCAGTTGCGTTAGAGTCTGTATAACCTGCAATCATTACACGACCATCTTGGTCAAGTCTAATGCTAGAAGCATAGTCTCTTCTAGTAGAACCAGAGATGCCTGCAATATCACGCTGCCACTGAATGATACCATCAGGGTTGTTAGCGTTGTTAAATCCTGACTGATACTTAGCAACAACAATATCTGGGTTGTGAGTAAGATTACCTACATTAGGAACTGTCTCACCGATAACGTAGATGTTATGAGGATTACTGTTCTCAATATGAAGTGATTTCCACTGAAGTGACTTATCAGCAGTCTGAGGAACAGTAGGAATAAGTGTACGCTGCCAAAGCAATCTACCATCACTATTGAACTTAGCAAGAATACCTGCTACATCACCATCTGCAATCTCAGTCTTACCACAAACATAGAAGGTACGATCATCAGCAACTTTAATGTCATTAATAGTAAGAGTAGAACCTGCTTCTTTCAAGAATGATAAGAAGTAAGTTGCTTTCTTGAATCTCTGAGGATGAGAAACACGAATCTGAGGAGGATTGTTTTCGTCGTATCCTGAACCAGAGTTGATAATATTAACGTTCTCTACTCTACCACCTTCATCTCTAACGATGTCGATGTTAAAATCTTGTCCACTGTTAGTAATAACCTCGTAAGTAGGAGGAATGTCCTCAGAGTATCCTAAACCAGACTGATCAACAGTAACTCTTTCAACACCAGATATGACTTTTACCTTGAAAGTCTTGTTAGTGTCATCAAGAATAGGTGTACTGGTAACAATAATCTGATCATTTACACGGAGTTCGTGCTCAGTTGCAGTGGTAATCTTACCAACTGGTTGATCACCAGTCATATAAGAAGAGTAACCTGCAATGTCTAGACCCTTAACTGCCTCAACTTTTGCAGATGCACCAAAACCATCAGTTCCTTCATTATCAAAGAACAGTTTATCATTAACCTTATAGGATATACCTGGGTTCTCAACCACGAATCCGTCAACTTTAGCGTCTTCGAATTTAGTCGTAGTCTCAATATCAATGTCAACAACAGATCTTGTAGAAACTTTAGGGTAGTAATCAAATAATTGTAGTACGGGTTCTTCAGTGATCTGAATAGGTGTGGTATCTTCTAGGTTATTAATAAGACCGTCTCTGTTAGTATCTTCGATTTCAAAGATAAGATCCTCACCAAGTTCAGTAACAAGAGTGTCAGTTGCTTGGTTAGGTGTACGATCAATATCAATATCCACATCCTCGTAAGGATCACGGAATCTAACCACGTTAGATGGGATATTTGTCTGTACAGCACTCTGAGAGAAGTTCCACTCATCAGGTGAAGAGTACAGTTGAGGACCACAAATGTAAGGGAATACAGGATTACCTGCATCAGATGCGTCGATTGATACGAAATATGCGTAAACACCTTCAGGGAAGTCAGGAGTCTTACAGAAACGACCATTATATTGGTCTAGATCACCCTCTTGGAAGACATATTCGAAGTCATCAATGAATGATCCCGCAATGTAATCAGTAAGAAGAGGACCATCTGCTCTAACTGGTTCTGGGTTAGTTGCAGCGTCGAAGATAAGTGCGGGTTTGATTCTGTAAGATGAACGAATCCTTCTGACACCAGATGATTGGTTAGTAGCATCAATGTAACCATAAGGTCCGTAGATGGGGTTACCATCAAACGCCCAACCCAAAATAGGTGAGTGTTGGTATCCAGTTGTAAGTTCCTGTAACTGTTGAGTTGCCTGATTCTTGAATACGTTATCACCAAGAACGTATCTTAATTGCTTAGGATCAGAAAGGTGTGCGTACTCACCACCATACTGAGTGTTATAACCTGCAAACACGTAACCACGTGCTGTATCAAAGTTCTGTCCTAGTTCATCTTGAAGGTTTCTAGTCCACTCAAATACACTTGCAGTGAACTCTGCCAATTCACCAACCGCTTCCAAGCGGATAGTTGTATTACCAGTAGTGTAACCGATACCTCTGTTTACAACAGTAACACCGATAACCTTACCTCTATCCTCACCAACATTACCGATAGTTGCTCTTGCAATAGCACCGTAACCATCTCCGTTGATAACAATCTCAGGAGCGGTTGTATATCCTCTTCCTGCTGCAATGATAGCGATAGAAACGATTCTACCGTTAATGATGATAGGTTGTGCAACAGCACCCTCACCAGAGTTTAGTTTGATCTCAGGAGATGCCGTATATGCTGCTCCTGCAGAATCTACAGTTACAGACTGAATTGGACCACGTACCTGTGCAGTAGCAGCACAACCAGTACCACCTCCACCAGATATAGAAACGTCAGGTTGTGAAGTGTAACCCTGACCTGGGGTTTCGACGAGAATCTTGGAAACTACGCCGTTAGTAATAACAGCAGTAGCAGTTGCACCAAATCCGCCACCACCCACAATGGAAACAAGAGGAGAACTAGTATAACCAGTACCGCCAGAAGAAACTTGGATTTCACTTAGAGCACCATTAACAACAACACTTGCTTTAGCACCAGTACCACCGCCACCATTGATTTCAATGACAGGAGGGTTTGCTGCGTCATATCCTTTACCTGGGTCATCAATACTGATTCCAGTCACTCCACCAAACTTAATCTTGTTCTGTGACTTGTAAGACCAAGTTGATACACCATTGACCCAAGAACCAATAGGACCGAATGTTGTGTCTGTACGCTTAGAGATCGTATTGATAGTTCTAGGAATACGGATCAACTTACGTTGGTTTCCAGGGAGAAGCGCAGATCCTAGGAAAGGACCAACTTCATAGTTAGGAATACCTGAAGATGCAACATATGCATAATCATCATTGAAGAATGTATTCTGTACGTTAGTAGTAAAGTCTCTGATAGCAACGCTGATACCTTCTTCAGGAGACTTACCTTTGTTCAGGTCAACAGAAAGAAGAATGTTACCCTGTGGTTCGTTTGGAGCAGGTGCAGGAATGTTATATTCAAACTGTGTGTTATTGATACGGGATGTGACCAAGAAGGTTCCGTTGAACACAGTTGGGTTCGCACCGTAGATGGTAACAGTGTCACCAACCAACAGACCGTGATTATTAGAGCAGGTAACAGTTGCAGTCTGATTATTGAGACCACCAGGGATGATCTGAGTAATATTGATTAGTTTCTTAACGTTGTACAACCAAGAGGTAATTCTCTTATCGTTAGTTGTAGAACCAAGTGATGCAACGTTTAGTTTATCTCCAGGGAGGTAATATGAACCGTTATCAGATAGAACTGTAGATTCTGCATCAGCAATACCAAGAACACGCAACTTACACTCAGTATCAGTGCCACGGTTGACATAAACGAAGATGTCAGAGTGAACAATAGTACCTGCGTCCCAATCTTCGACTACACCGTTCTTAGAACGAGTACATTCGATGAACTGGTTCAGTGTTTTCTCTTTGTACTGTACAACTTCATCGTCATTGATGCGGATTGTACCATTTCTCTCTGGCCAACCAATCGTAGAGTCAACTGTAATAATAGACTCTGTAGTAGAAAGTTCCTCAACCAGTGTGGTCTTATATGGAATTGTAAATGCACCCTGCAGTGTTTCTTCAGAAATTGCAAGTTCATACACCGTACCAACACCAGTATTGATCGCAATAACGTTCTCAACCAGTGCAGATGCACCTCTAACGTTAACATCAACGTCGTCAATGTACTGAATCAACTGTGAGTCGAGTAGATTCTCAGGAGATCCTTCTAAAAGTTCTGCTCTTAGAACCGTATCTACGTTCCAAGTTGCAGCAGATGGTTTGATAACCTCATCCTTAGGATAAGAAACATCGACATTTTCGGAGTAAAGTATCTTAAAGAGGTACTGTGTAGAGATCTTCGTACCTTTAGATGCGTAGAAATCCGAAATAGTCTTGATAATCTGCGGAGCGTTGACTTTTGTGTAGTCAATTTCCGCATTAGGAAGATATTGATTTACAAATCTTCTGTATAATTCTTTAGCAAAAAGATTATCCAGATTATGAATAACTGCTCCCTTAGCGTGAGAACTCTGTACCAGACTGGATTCTTTGCTGTAAATTTGATGACCTTTCTGGTCAAATGATGTAACACCAGAAACTCCGCGCTTTACTCCAGTAAATGCTGAAGGTTCGTATCCTGATCCGTCACTGTGGATAGTGAAACCAGTAATCTCTCCAAAACCAACGTCACAAGACGCCTCAGGTACAGGAGGAGCAGCGATAAAGACCTTAGGAGGTTCAGTATCAGAGTATCCGTTACCGAAACTAGTGATATTGATGTCAGTGATCTCACCGTTGAAGATGGTAGCAACTGCTGTTGCACCCTCACCACCAATAGGTTGACCATTAGTGTCCTTTCTATTATCAACGATATACACAGAAGGTGCATCTGTGTATCCCTTACCACCAGTCAGTAGTTCAATATTAGTAACTCTACCACCAGTACAAGACACATCAAGGATCTGTGCACCAACAGGGTCAACAATTCTTGCCCTGATAGCACCTTCATATCCTTGACCGTTAGAAATGATGTCAATACGTTCAACCCTACCGTCATCATCAAGAACTGCAATAGCAGTAGCATTGATAGCATTATCTCCAGTAGGAGGATCCATATACACCAAAGGTGGAGATGAATACCCTGAACCCCTGTCTATGACTGAGATTGATCCTGTTTTGATTGATCCTCCTTCGACGACAGGATCGGTGATAGTAGCACCACCAGGATTAACAAACTTAATTGAAGGAATGCGGTCATATCCAGATCCAGACGATGTAACACGCAGTTCCGAGACTCCTTCGATTTCATCAGATACGATTGCTGTAATTTGTGCTCTACTGCCTTCTGAATCAGCAGGATCATCCACAACTACGATAGGAGGATTGTTAGATGAATATCCTTGACCTGGGAACAAGAGTTGAGTATTCTTGATGCCATTTACGAGTGCTTCCGCAGTTGCACCCTCACCAGGACCTTTATTTGACTGAATAGTGATTCTAGGAGCAAAACTTACTCTATAACCTTGACCACCATTCTTTACAAGGATGTCACTAACAGATCCACCTTCGATTTGGGAGACTGCTGCAGCACCTGAACCAAATTCAGGAGCGATCAGTTCGACAGATCTTACGTCGATTGTAGCATTTTGTGATACATCCTGCTTGAATATGAGTTTATCGTTAAAAACTGTGAAGTCTTCGAACGGTCTTTTCTCAACTCTGTTAACAACAACGATTGAAGAAACTGTTGAAAGAGGAGTGTATGGTTGAGTATTTAATTTTAGATGAAATTCTTTTGCATCAGCATCAACTGTGATGGTGTCCAGAGAACGCACTGGAACGCTTGTGTAACCGATAAGGTAACGAATGGTATTGATAGCACCTGTCAACGCCCCTGTAGTCGCTGCAGGAGGGTTTACAAAGCGTATCCTGTCACCCTCAACAAAGTAATCCCTGTCAGGGAACATAAAATCGCCATTTACAATCACCAAAAGATGATTGGAAGACTGAGGTGTAACTGGTCTACCGAGTAATCTTAAGTTAAATTCTGTCTTTGAACTATCAAACTGATTATTGATTGGTTCGAATTCTTGTATCTTTCTGTCAAATTCTTGTTTGTTGACCCCAGGAGTGAAAACGATGTCAGGGGAATGTGTTACAGACTCATAATATAAAACTTCATCATCAATCTTTAGCGTACCATCCTTCTCTAAGAAGTAGTTTACATTCTCAGCAACGATCTTATTCTGTGTAGGATTGACCGCCTCCAACACAGCAGACTCTGATGACAAGAAATTAGGATCAAATTCACCTGATCCGATGTCGATATACGATAAGATGCTGTTTAGAACATCGTATGGGCGACCCGATTTCTCTTGTGACTTGTAATACTCTGTCAGCAAGTTGACGAACTGGTCGTGATCTTCCTTGATAAACGCAGGAATCTGACTGTTCAGTCTCTGGGAGACCTGAATTGCTGTGTTATGTGCAACCATTTTTTAACTACGGCGGTCTTAGAAACAGGAGTTGAACTCAGGAAGTTCGAATACTGTTGTTGGATAGTCAATGATATTTAGTGGAGTTCCGTCAAAGTTGATTGCAGTAAAGTCAAATGGATCAAATGCACCAATATTGCTGCCGTCAATAGTGTAGTCAACGGTTGTTACAATCGGGTTAAAGATTGTTGGGTCAACGCCAGAACCTACGTTGATATTTGGTGATTTAGGAATCACCGTTACAGGGATACGGTTTGTTCCATCAGGTGTAGAATCTACATCGATAGGACCGACACAAACAAGTCCACTCTTGTAATCCACAGTCCCCACTGAAGATTTGAGTACAACTTCCTTCTCATCTTGCTTGGTAACCATAATCAAGTTCCCATAACCATCATCACGGATGTTTACAGGTAGGAGTGCTGATGTATCTCCATCAATGAATGATGTAGCAGAAATTGAGTTAGATTCTGTGCCTTGGATAGCAAGTAAATTCTCAGAATATCCAGTTGCATAGAATGTTCCCGATTTCACACTTGAGAACTTAGGTAAACAAGTTCCTGTGCCACCAGATCCAGTGTCATTCTTAGCACCACCAGACAGGTCATTAGGATTCTCAATCTCATTCTCAAAGTCAACACATTGTGAGAAGGTTTGACCAAATTCAAATCCTTCCACATTCATACCGAGTGTCATATGAGTGATGTTACCGCTAATCGCAGGATCAGCATCATCAATCATTCTCTGATATGCAGAGATGTCAATACGTCCATTGAATCTTGCAGCAGAACCTTGTTGGTTATACTGATCGATAGATCCAAGGATAGTTGTTGCAACTTCGTTGTTAGACAACGCAGTTTTAGTACCATCAAAGAACGCCCAAGTCTTAGGTCTGATATAGAGTGAAATAGGATCGATAATTACTGGTTCAATAGCAGCAATCGCATATTTCTGCAAATTATTCTTGATACGCTTCTTAGTTGTGGTATTCAACGTTGCACCAGACTTCGTACGGATTGCAACATACACTTTTCCGTAAACAGGAGGATTAAGACGCTCTCCACCATAAGCAGTTACAGATCTTGCCTGAGGATACACCTTTTTAGTGATATATTCGTAATCTGACTCAGTAACCGCTCTGTTCTGACTGTTAAACGCCCTAGGAGCGTTGTATTTGATGCTCAAGGTAGTTTCTAACGCTTCACCATCCTGTGACCCGTCTATGGTCACTAGAGAGATGCTTGCGTTGTTGATAAAACGACCTTCGCTGTCTTGAACTCTACCAATGAAGTTAAAACGCTTACATCCGTTCGCTTCTGGACCGTCAGTGCGAACATACTTCAAACGGATGACCTCACCAGAGATCAATCTACGACAAATGACGCCATCACCGAAAATGACGTTGTAACGTAGATCATCAGTCTCTTCTAAGAAGTAACCACGAGTAGTTCCGTCTACATCTACAATATTCTGTACTAGATTGTAAGTATCGATTTCTGTTGACTGTGCATTGGGAGAAATTGACACGCTGAGGAGTTCTGTGTCAACATTCTCTGCAGGAACTAGATATTCTCTCTTATTGACGTCATCGACTGTATATTGGAACTCAAGAGTGTTACCCTGATAGATGATAACCTTATCAAACGTAGCAACACCGTCAGATTGGTTTACAGTTGCTCTGATGTCATTAGGTAGAGTAAATGTATATGCATCACCGTTAGTTGTGGACACAAACACATCACCGCTATGAAGAGTTACCTGTGTTGGGTAAGATGTGTTGTCACCTAGAAGTGCTGTCTGTACACTAAACCTAACACACGCTTTTGACGCTTTGATAGATCTAGGAGTGTAATTAAGTTGCTTGGCAATCTTTACAACGTTGTCTCTAACAGTTGCAGACTCCAAGAACGCTTCATTCATCGCCATATTAGCGTTGAACGCAGCATAGTACGTGTTATATGATAATACATCCAAAAGATAGGACGCAGCGGAACCATCGAAGTCATAATCCGTAAACTCGTCTCTGGTTCGCAGATATGATCTAATAGATTCTCTTATTTCGGAAAAATCTAATGATGTTAGATTTGAGGGAATTGCTGCCATTTTTTACGCCTTTTCTAATAGAAAGTCAACAGTTTGAACAAGTGTCTGACCGACAATAGTGTAATCAATTTCCACTGCTAGTTCGTTTCTGTCTTCTATTACAGTTCGAACGTCATTAACAATAATACGAGGTTCTAACCGACGAAGAGTGTTCTTAATCTCGTCAGTTAGACCCTCAATCATAAAGACATCGAAATTCTCAAACAGCATTCCCCTTACACGTGATCCTGTATTGGGTTGAAAAGGTCTTTCACCAAACTGCGTCAGCAGCAGGTTTTTCATTGCTTGTTTGATTGCGTTTTCATTCTTCACAACAGAAAAGTCTTCAGTATTGGGATTTGCTTTCATCCCAATACCAAAATCTCTAAACTGTCTGCTTAGATTCTTGTCTGCTTTGAACCTGTACGCCATCCTTCGATTTTGGGACTTGTTTTAGGTATTTATCAGCAACAGGATCAGTCACTAAAACCATACCAGAATCGATGAACCACTGTGCTCTGTCAACTTGTACCATTGATCGTTCCTCCGTTTGTAAAGAAGAACTTTTAGAGCGGTTCCTATCGCTGCTGTTATTATTTAGACCTTTCGAACTCATATTCCTCCGTTGGGGGGTGAAGGGCACAATATTCATTGAAAGTGATTTTCATTTCTTTGTTTGTTAGACCACAGTGGAGTGCTGCAGTTGGCAAGTTCCATTTTGCCCCCCATAGCATCTCCATTGCGTGTCTGGTCTCTGGTCTCATTTACCTTGTCCTCGATATTTTTTCTTAGCACCATTCCTAGATGTTGCCGAGTATTTTGTGTTTTTCCCGTTTCCTTGACGGGTGCTCTTTGGAATTGCTTGGATAAAGACGCCTCCACCGAGACCGACTTTTGCCTTTGCCATTAGAGAGTAATCAAACTACTCGAAAATTATAGCATACTTATCCCGCAAGGACATTAGGTGATCCGTATGCAATCTTAGACATACACGGATACCCTATGCTGACGGGCGGTAGACTGCCTTTACCTAAGTTATCACCCAATCTACCTATGGGTATCTTAAACGCTCTCACAGACTGGTAGAACCCAGTATCAAGAACCCTAGGATGACCACCTGTAATATCTTCAGCAGTCAGTAGGGAGCAAATTGTTGGAGTAGGAATGATACAGGTTGCCTTACCACAAGGACACAAATAGTTAATAATGTTAGTTGTTGGTGACGAATGAGGAGTGAACACATCACCTTTGATCATTATAGGTATTTTATTGACCACAACCATCGCTCTGAAGGGATTTAGACCAGTCAAAGAGACTAAAGGCGTGGGTGGCCACAGACAAGTTTTGTTTTTCATCACAATTCCTAACCTAATCGGTGGTGTTCCACACGATTGTGTTGAGTGTATTGTTGACGGAATGGGTATTCCGTGTCCTGTACAGGGCAAACCGTTATGATTTGCTACTGGTTTTGCTAATCCTAGTGCCATTAGTAGGTCTCCAAGTCACATTCTTCGAAATATGGGTTCCCAAATCTATCTAGCGATCTATCAAGGAGGATAGTTGCGCCAGTCAAGTAGTTTGTATAGTTCAATCTTCCCCCAATAGGAGCAAGTTCAATGTTATTGTCAACATCTGAGATCGCACCTGGGTCAAATGCGATGGTTGAGAAGATAACACTCCTCAATGCTTCACAACTCAAGAGGTAATTATTGAATGGAGGTGACGTACACATATTTGCACCCCAAGTTACGGAAGCATTTCCCGAACTATCGTATGCATTGTACACATCAAGTACACCATCTGTGACAAAATTGTGCCAACACGGGTTAGGGAACTTACCTCCACTGCACGCTACGATCTGAATCGTGTTGTAATTCTCAGTATAAGGAACAGATGTACCAGTATTAGGGTCTGTCACAGTGTATGTTGCAGTTCCTGCACCGTATCCAGTGAAATTACCTGCACCTAACCACGTTTCTAACTGCTCTAACTCAGTACCGTAGAAGTCAAACGTGTTTTCATCCCCAGAATCAGGCACAAATGTGTATTGACCTTTGCCAGTTGAGTAACATTTACCCTCTACATTGCTTCCTCGCTTACAAGCGTGCGATTTTCCACTGGTATTTGTGGTTGGGCGCGGTCTAGTAAGGGTTGGTTTGGGTAATGTCTTCAGAAAATCAATAAAATCAGTGTTTATTGCCTCTCCTTTCTTAATTACATTACCTTCTACCTCCATTGTTACCCTAATTTGTGCACTTTCTCTGTCAGATCCGCAATATTTGTACGGCAAATAACCAAAAGTTCGTGAAACACCGTCTTTACCCAACTCAGTATAGGGACAAGGTATGTCAAAGAAGCGTCTAACACCGTAAAGTGTTGACTGAGATACCTCAAGACAGTCTCCACCGAGGAATCCAACCATCCCATTGTTCATTCTGTTGTTGATTATCTGTGATGTTTCCTCTCCTTCTGCAACAATACGTGCAAGTTCCTCCTCTTCCTTCTCCAAGTTAGGATTATACTGCTTTGCAGAAGAGAAAATTTCTGATGGATTGATGTAATTTCTTAAATTATGCCACTCACCACCGATTCCTAGATCTAAACACTTGACAGGAAGCACATCTTTACAGAACTTCATCTTCTCAGTATCGCTCTTATCGTGTGCTTCGATGTAAGAAGTGACTATATTTGTCTCAACAGTGTGATCAAACTCACCAACTACGCTATTATACGTTCCTAGACCCTCATCAAACAGTGTATTAGTCGAAACTTCGACTTTATCACCGTTTTCATTGAGAATATATGCAGGAGTATCCGCCATAGGCATATCTGGGTCGGAAAATGTGTTATTCATCTTCTCAGTTACCCCTTTCATAGGATCACCAATGAATTCATCCGCTCTAACCTCGATTTCTCGCTCCACAACGTAAATTGCAACCTTATCTCCAGGTGTGTAACCCTTTCCCTTCTCAGTAATGGTTACAGTCTTAACAGCACCTTGCTCATTCAGTGTAATACGTGCTTTTGCCTGTCTGATCTCTCTTGCGAATCCTGCATCAGTCAAAAACTTCTCATCTCTCAGTTTTCGTCCCAAAGCACGCGGTGCCTTGTCTGCAGTTTTGAATTCATCCGAAGTTTCGACGTTAATATTGTATTTTGCAAACCTTCCGTCCTCAAATGACTCCACAACGTTGTCTGCGGTGTCTGCAAACCCCTCTTCCTTGAATTCATCGGGAACTGACACGATAACATCGGGATTTATATAACCTAGACCTGCATTTATGATCTCTGCCGACGCAACACGCCCCTGTTCGTCAATAGTTGCCTCAATAATCGCTTCATCAAGCGTTCTTTTTGGTATTAACGCTCTATTATCGACTTTTATCTTAAAATATGAGATTCTTTTCGGAAATTCGTACACTCCGAAGAACGCTGCCTTGTCTTTTATGCCATAACCCGCCAAAACGAGTCCAGTTGCACCGTCCTGTGCCGTAATTACCTCATTGTAACTAAATTCCTGTCCATTTCTTGCTTTTTTGTGCTGCAAACGTATGTAACCGCACCTAAGTTCGTCTCCAAAGTACCTAACTTGGGTAATTAACCATCCTTTGAGTGTTTCTCCAACTAAAAACGCACCAGTTGACGATGTATAACGGAAAAACACCATCTGATCGTCCGTTCCTACTGCCCAGAACGAGTCAGCGATGTTATCTGCGTTAGGAGCAGAGACAGTTAAGCGTGTTTTCTGTGTTTGCCACGCATCATCACGTATTTTATAGTAAACAGAGTAGTATTGTACGTTAGGAGTCTGTACACCACCATAATCATCACCATCAAAACAAGGTGCATCAGTAGTAGTGAAGTTGATACCAAACACAGGACCATTAAAAGGTTTCTCTGTGTCATACAAGTAGTACACAAACTGCCCTTCAAAGGCATCGTGGAATCCTAAGAACCTAGGCAGTGCACACTTGACAGCACCATTCTTACCGAAGTACCATTCGAAGTTTGCATCACCTGAGATGATGTCTGCGTTGTTAGGATCACCCCATCCTTGTTGTGCAGGTGTTAGTGTTTGATCTCTATAGTCATCTTCATCATATCCACTTCCGTAACTGTACCAACTAGAGCGGTCAACCTCTCCAGTGTTCTGTGGACCACCAGTATCAATAACAGTCTTCTTCTTTCTAGGAGCAAATGCACTAAGCACATACCCATAGATGCCAACATACTGGTATTCTTGTTGGAATGGTTTAGCAGGGTCAGGAACTCCTGGGACACCAGTCTGTAGATTGACCTCATTGGCAGGATCTACAGTATAGAAATCATCATAGTGACCGTTTATATTCTTTCTATAGTGATATAAAGGTATTGTTTGTTCATTAGGATTCAATACATCACTAGGAGCACTAGAAGATGTAAAGATATATCCCAATAGTTCTATAGAACCACTAGAAGAACTAGAGAAATAAGAATTAAAGTTTGAAGAATCATAGTGCAGATATACTGGTTGCGATCCCGTCTGGGAATTTTTCATCAAATAGAACGCCCAGATTCCGTTTCGGGGTTCTCTATTATATCGTTGTGGGTTTTGAGGTGCTTTGTCAGGCATAGCAGTCTCATACCAATAAGTATGATCCTCTCTTCTACCACTGTAGAAACGATAGACTTCTCGTCTCTCTGCATCACAGTGTGCTATACAAGTCTCATTCTGAATACCAATGTAATATACCTCGTCTCGTCCGAAAGCATATGACCCTGGTCCTGCACCTTCTATCTCAATACGTCCATAGGGAGAACCATCCTCATCAGTACCTGAAAAGGACGGGTGATCATCAGTAGTGTAAAGACGTTGATAGTCAAAAGAATCAATCGGATTCTCGTAACTACGACCCGTCTCAATCAGATATATGCTCACGTTGAGATAGTTTTTCCTCCAAGGTATTTAGTCTGCCATACAGATCGTCAAATAACTGCGTCAGGTTTAGATGCTTATCCGCACCTGGGGGTTTGTACTGAATCATATCAGCACCCCTCATCAGGAATGTCTCGTGTTGCATTGACCTTTCTGCCAGATTCTTGATTGACTCTGAGATCTTCTCAAAGCGCCACTCTAGTTCTTCCTGATAGGTCTCGAACTTTGGTACACCTGGGATAGGTTGTTCATCTTTTGGGAATTCAATGCTCATACAAAAAACTCATCTAGTACAGGAACTTGCTTACTGACAAAGACATCATCGTGACTATTACTATGGTTTCCACCACGAGCAATCAGTGATTCGAAGTTATTGTCAACACCTCTCTTACGTTCGAGGTTTGTCCATCTGTTATCATAACACTTTTGGTTACAATGATCAATCTCGAAGAGAGCAGACATCTTGCGCTTTCCCTTCTTAGACATACGCTTCCATCCAATATCCTTTAGGAAGTTCTCATCTCTACAGTTAGGAGGATGATCACATATGTCAATAAAGGTAGAAGCAATAATCATATGCGCTCCAATATCTTTTGTTCCGTGCTGTGCTGCACAACTTACAAATGGAGCATACTTACCCTCCACTCCCTCAGGTAGAAGGATAGGATAGAAATACCACTTATCACCATCACGATACTTAATCTTATAGTGAACACGATCTCTCCACTTACCGTCCAGACCTTTCTGACTCTTCATCTTACCGAACGCTAGACAGTTATATTGTTTTGACCACGTTGCAGTCTGCTTAGTTCTCTTATTATGAGAAGGATGATGCACGTGACTGACAACTCGCCCTAGATTACTCACGTGGTAGTAAGGTAAGATAACCTCCTTACCAGAATCATAATGTCTCATACATCGCCAGATCTCATTCGGCAGTGTTGTGACTACGGTCCCTCTCTTACATCCTCTCAGACCTAACACTTGGATTAGTTCATCATCTCCCTTTTCTTCTAGTTCCTCCAATAATTGCTTCCGTCGCGGTGCTTGCACATCACTCCCAGAGTTCTTAGTATTCAGAGGTTGGATAAAGTTAGGTTCCCAGTCCAGATCCCACGACTTTTCATAGGGCCAGGTATAGAGTTCGTATTTCATAGTGTTTTCAGAATAGTTACGACGCTCGCGGGGTAACGTCTCAGTAGTTTAATACCTAAAAGTAATTTAAGTTTAGCACAAATCTAAATTTGCTGTTTGTTGTTGATGTACCTGCGTGTGGAATGTTAACAGGAAAGAAGACTATTCGATTCGCCTTAGATTCCACTCTAGTGCCATCCTTAAAGAATGTATAACCATCGTTATCATTTAGATAGTACACAGCGGTTGTAGCGCCTTTGAAGACGTTCTCACCACCATCAGGATGATACTCCCCACAGTCAGTATGATAATCGTATTCGATAAGTTCATCAGTATGATGATTCAAATTTGCCTTGACACGTATCAGTGCTCTGGGTTGGATTCTATTGATAAGAGGTAAGATCAGATCCCACTGTGGACTCTGTGGTCTTCCTCCTTCATAGAACTTGTGAACCATCTGCCAGTTATATATTTCCTTTGCCTGTAAGTCTGGGTCTATCATCCTTGCTACGTGCATCACCTTTGCGTGATTCAAATACCAAGGAAAACACTGATCACCACAGATCTCATCCCTCATCTTGAGGAACTCCTCTTTGCGCAGGAGCAATTCCGTCTAAATTAAAT